TGAGGCTATAGGCCAGTTGGTCGACCAACTCAGGCACTTCAATAAACGCCCTGTCTTTCGGGTTGGCGTTGAGCCAAATGTCTGCTGCTTCCATACGGGCTGCAACAATAGCCGCTGCAACAAGGTTCGCCATCGACACATCGACAGTCGGCGCAACCCAGCCTGCAATAATCTCTGCATTACTGAGCTGTAATTGGCTTGCAGATAAAGTGAAGTCTAGGGCCGTGGCTTCAGTATTCGGAGCAACTACGTTAGTGACTGTAATGTCACTTAATTGTAAATTAGTCGCGGATAACGTGAAGCGTAGAGTCATGGTTAGTAGTCTTCTCGGACGCTAAACTTGAGCTGGTTGTACACCGTCTGAACACCGCCATCGCTGTACGTTATTTCGATTTCACCTGAGAACACCCCAGCCGTATCCAGCGCAGTCGAAGACCATTGCAGATACACGTCACCCGCAGTCGCATCACGAATGCTAAAGGTTAATGTTTCTTTCAAGGTGGTTTCACCCAAGGCTTTGAATTTTAGCCTGACTGTAGCGCCCGTGAGGTCGATCACCGCCCAAGTGCTTGAGTCGGTTGCATCCAAGACTGCCCCAGAAGCCGCTGTGTTTGAATCACGAATGATTAAGTTAAGTTGAGGCATTGTGTCGCCCCGAACCAAGTTTTGCGTTTCGTAATACGCCATAATTAAGCTCCAAAACCCACGTTGCGAACACGAAGAGAAGGACGACCATAGCCGCCCATGCGAGAGTGTTTTGCTTGGGCAATTTCTTTATCAAATAACTTTCGATAATACATAGCTCGCTCTGGGTCACTCCATTCGTTATTCGGCATTAGTAATAAGAAGTGCTTGGCTCCGTTCACCAATGCGTTACGCCACCGTGTCGTGATTTCATCTGGTACTGATGTGGCTGTAGACTTTGGTTTTAGAGAGAGTCGGCACGTTAATGATTCAGTGATTGATGGGGTGGGGTGCAAGCGAGCAGAAACCATAGTGTCCACCGCATAGTGAGTAGGTTCACCCGTTCCACCCGCGCCTTGCATAGTGAATATATCGCCCAGCGGCACAGGCGTTAACTCAATGCCCTTGCGGTGAATAGAAACAACTTGGATTAGATCGGCGTTATTGGGCAAGGGTAGGTCTTGCTCTTGCAAGTTCTTTACCGCCACCAGTGCATCGTCTGACTGCTCCCAGACCTGTGCCTGCTCACATAACTCAATCGCAGCGCGTCTAACGGCGTTGACGATCATAAAAGACGGAACGCTGGGTACATCGACCAATACGTCAGTTGAAAGAGTGTTTAAGTTAGCCATGATTCACCTATGCGCTAGCGGCTCGTAAAGCAGCATTAGACGCATCTGCATTAGTTTTCACACCCAAGGCATTCGCAAAGGCAGAGAAGTGCATTGCTGCCCGACCCGCATTGCCTGCATATTCCGCATCTTTGCTGTAGGCGCGATACAACATGAAATCCAACAAGGCATTAGCATAGGTATCATCCAGCGTAATGACTGTAGTGGCCGCAGCCGAGGTGTACGTTTCATCAGTGTTTACAATGTTAATTGCACTAGGAATGGTGGAGTAGATAATCTCTAGCCGAGTAGCCGAGGTGGGTTGGGGATATACATAAAAAGTTTTTGGGTCACGCTCATCGTACACCCAATGTTCGGTGTTGACGCTCGCTGTGGCGTTATGCCATTCAGGCAACTGGTCATCAAGGATGGAACGCTGAATAAGTCGGATTGCAGTCTTATTTGAAGTTGCTGCGATATTACGAACTACTTCAATAAGACGTAGCCCAGCCGCAGGAATAGTCTGTTTGGACTCGTTTGCAGTTGGGGTAAAGGATTCATTGCTGGTCTTGGCATCAGGGCGATGAAGAACCACTTCTTTTTGTGCATCATTGAGCCAATCTTGCAGCTCGGAGTTAGGCCAGCGAGTACCCGCTGCGCTAGTGTCTTGCAGTACGGTCTTTGCCCGTAGGATAAGGTCTTTCGCTATAGTGATAGCCACGGAATATCTCCTTTATGAAATAAGAAAAGGGGTTCCGAAGAACCCCCTTATTGCGACTACGATGTAGCGCGGATTAACACTAAGCTTTCAGGCTTAACCACAGAGCGGCCAAACACATTCAAACCACGTACAATTGTGCCGAACTTGCTCTCAGACTTGAGAGTTTCAACATTGGTGATTTGAGAAGCGAAAGTGATGCCTGAAGTATGACCAGCCAAAATCTGGGTATGGGCATTAGAACCCGTCACTAGATTAAGGTTGTTACTTAGGTAAATGGTAAAGCGGTCAATCATACCGACACGACCATTACGCATAATCGAGGTGGAATCACCTGATAAAGAGGCGTCTTTTAGGTCTGAGCCTTTAATCATGGCCACTGCCCATGCAGGCAAAACAATCCAGCGACCCGTTTCAGGGACATTCTGCTCATCTAACGCCTGACCAGCCTTTAGGATAGTATCCAAAATGGTTGATTTGGTGATCGTTAGTGGTGCAGCAGCCGTACCTAAGCCTAGATTGCCAGAGATAATACCCGCAGAGCTACCCGCGTTAGCCGTTGCTACGTTAGCGCCGACATGGGTCAGCACGTTAGCGTCAATCTTGGTCTTCATCTGCTCAGAGGCGTCATCAGAGAATTTGCCCATAAGGTCAAGGTCAGATTGAGCTTTGTCAACGTCATCAACAATCACGCTAAAGTACTTAGCTTGGTCGATAGCCAATTCAACGTTTGCCTTTTCAGGGGTTTGGTTGGATAGGGATTGACCAATTTGATAGTCGCTTACGGTAATGTCAGGTACGGTGCGGATAATTACCTTATCACCCATGCCTGATACTTCGCCTTCATAGTCTGTGTTGGCAATTTCACCGAATACAGAAGCTTTGTAAAACTTCTCTACGATCTTGCCAGACCAGATTTGAGGGATAAATTTACTTGTTCCAGTGGAACTAAGGTCTGAGTAGCCGGAGCTACGAGTTGGGCCAGCCATAATAGCTTCTCCTAATATAAGTTATGCGCAGCCCATTTAGGTCAGACAATCCGACCTTCATTGGTGGCTGCAAAAATGTCACGTTCTATTTGTTCGCTCTCCGCTTCTCTGCCCCTATACTTACCCGCAGTTACATCTCTATAAAATGCAGAGATTTGTGGGCGCGTATAGGTTGGCTTGGAAGTTTCAGTTTGGGCCGTTCCTTGTTTGGATGGCACGATCTGGCTCTCAAGCTGTGGCGTAGTCTTCGGAGGACTCGCTTTTAAAAATGCGGTAAAGAAATTAGCGACCCTACTAGCGTCTAGTTGGGCATGAGCATCTTCGAGTAAATTGTGGCGAGGACTGCCAGTGAAAGGGTCGTTTTCAGCAAGCCATTCAAGAAACTCAGCATGTTTGTTCAGAGCTTTCCAATCAGGAACGAATGAATCCAAGGCCGTGTAAAAGGCGTCTTCTTGGTTTACGCGAACACTGGAGGCGGCATTATCCGTTACACTCCGTAAACGCTCATTCTCAACTTCAAGCTTCTCTATTCGTGAACTCACATCACCTATCTGATCTTTCGCAACATTGCGAGCAAAGTCGATGAAATCATCGCCGTATTCTTCGCGCTGTTTGTCAGTCACATGGGGGATTGGCTTCTCTTCTGGTGTTTGCTTCTTAATTAAATCTTTCAGTTCTGCGATTTCGCCTGCCATACGCGGAACTTCGGCATTGTATTTACCCTGTAATACGTCCTTTTGATGCTTTAATCGTTCAAAATCTAGCTTCATCCGGTCGATTTCAGGCGCGGGTTCCTCTTTTTTAGGTTCCTGCTTGGGTTCCTCTTTCTCTTCTTTGGGAGCCTCGACAACTTCAAGGTGTTCCTTATTGAGTTCTTCTTGAAGCTTTTCAGCTTCTTCACTCTGCTTCTTCACTGCACTGGGTAAAGACATAAATGTCTCCTGTTGTACGAGCCGCCCGAAGGGGTGTTCGTGTGGTGGTATTCCCGAAATGGGAGCCAATTGCCGAAATGGCAAATTCAATTCATGCGGTTTAAGGTGTCTCTGGCAGTGTCAAGCGTCTTCAACAATTCGCTGAGTGCTTGATCGCGGCCTTGTGACCAACGCATAAGGGTTTCATCTTTATGGGTGGACATGATCGCTCGCTCTTGATCGCGGGTATCACGTATCCATTCCATAACGACTTTGAAATCTTCGTTCATAGTGAGGGATGCCATTGCTTGAATGGCTCGTTTGCTAGGGCGCATTAAAATGTCGCCGCATCAGCGCCCGATGCAGGATTTCCTGCGGGGTCAGTTTGTTGCTGCTGCTGTTGTTGCTGCGCCATTTGCATTTGAACTTGATCAAGCTCGGTTGGGATAATGTCGTCAATCGGCATTCCCAATTCTTTAGCAACTTCGCGCAAAATAGCAGCCCGACCTTTCGGCCCCATGATTTGAGCGTCAATGGGGTTGGCTGTGGCTTGTAGGAACTCATTCCTGCGTACCATGAGCTGTTCTTTCTGCATTAGCGATAACGAGCCTCGCGCAATCACCTTAGCGTCACCTTTAATGGACACGTCAGGGTCATAGCGCATGTTGTGGTTGTATAGCCGCTCGACACAGGAGGCGACAATGCCGCTATCCACGTTGCCAACGACCTGTTTAATACCTTTAGAAGCGGAAGACATGAGCATAGACAAGCCCGAAGCTGTTCGGCCTGCACCACCTACGTTTGCGTTACCATAGGTGTACGCAGGAATGCCCGTATAGTCATCTGCCAGTCGAGAAAACTTCTCATACACGACAAGAAGTGGCTCAATGACTGAGGATGGTTGGTTAAATCGAACCGCAGGACTGGCTGAACCCGATAAATCATTGGATACTTGCCAAATCTTCCACGGGTAAATGTCCGTAATGTCTTCCCCTTGAGGAATGCGGTCAATATTCACTTCGACTTGTGGGCCAGACGCAATACCCATGTTGTTGACCAAAGATCGGGCAGTGGCGTTACACACCGACTGAATATCCGACATAAGATCAGGAATACCACGGCCCCAGAAGGAGCCAGCCACTCGCTCATACGATGCCATTGAATATGGGCGCTGCCCAAGAGGGTCGGGGTTCAATAATGCGCGAATAACGTGATTACCTACTAGCCATGCGTTCACTTGGTAGTCTAAATCAGGGTCAAGGTCAGAAATGCCCCATTCAGAGAGCAAATGCCCTGAAATTGGCCCCCAATACTCCAAAGCTTCGATCAATTCGGTCTTAGCGGAGTCTTTATTCTCCAAAACAGCGCGGTCTTGGTCGCCCTGAATCCAATTAATTAGCCCACCCGCCGTGTTTTCTTGCAACACAGACCTGATTGCGGCCTCTTTATAGGATGGAATGCCAATTAAGGCGGCTAAATCAGAACGAGACAGAGCATGACGCTCAAAAAAGTAACCGTCATCAATCCGAGAAGAGTCCGGCGAGGGGAAAACATCAAAAGGAGAGACACGTTCAAACTCAGGTTTGATAACTTCCTCGACAGTTGGCTTCCAATCTTCGCCAGTTGGCTCCCAATAGAGGCACTTCTTTTTCCTGAGAATTGGCCCCTTAACAATTGCACAAGGGAAAGTAGCAATATCCGAAATGGCATCACTAAACGCCCCTTCCCAGCCCCCTTCAACCATTTGGTCATGACATTTAAGCTCCATTTGTTCAATAATCGACTGCGCTTCTTCAAGCGCCTTTTTCTTTATCTCACTCTGAACACTTTCGATGCGCTCACGCACTAATTTTTGCACTTCGGGCATGGGCATATCCAGTACGGGCAAGGTGGCTTTAATCTCAGCCCCGATTTGCTGCTCAACAGCCTGCTTAATGTCCTGTGGTAAGTCGGGTAGCGGGGTCGGAGTTAGTGTCCAAGGGCGATCTGCCCCCGTCATCACGTCACGAATCCAGCTTTCGGCTGCACGACACTTAACCGCCGTGATCTGCATGTAAATCTCAGAGCCACCCTGTCTGCGAATCTCGGCCAGCTTATTGGGGCTGTAAATGCCCTG